GTAGTGTTTCTAGGGTTCTGTTTCATAGCAGCTATCAATGTGCTCGCCGTAGCACTTGGCGTATTTGAATAAAGCTAGCCAGCAAGTTCGCTGGGTGCTAACCTACCTCCATCCACCCCAAATAAAGGAGCCTAAAATGACTACAACCTCTCTCACGGGCACGGTTGCCTCAACCGTCCTCTCTTCCCTCCAGACCTCGAACACCGCATCCACAACCGGCAACGCCAACCTATCCGGCCTCATCGGCAACCTGGCATCGGCCCAAACGCAGGCGGGCCTGGACGCGGGCTGCCGTGCCATCCTGGCTACCCCCAACGCAGGTGCCGTGGGGACTATCGCTGAAGCTATCCTTCAGGTTACGACCCTGGGCGAACCTACTTACATTGCCGACGCCAATATCCGGTCCTTGCTCGTCGCGCAGAAGATCGCGGGCATGCAGGCCATCGCCGCGAGCCAGACGAAAACAAACGGCGTAATCTCCAGCTTCCTTGCGGGTTTGGGCCTCTAGTGCTATCCTATCTGTGCTACCGGCATGGTGCCGGCAGTTGCAGGCAGGAGGCCGCAAAGCATGAAGGCTTAGCAGGAGCGCGCGGATAGCGTGCAAGTTCGGAGTTAGGATTTTTAGACTTGAGGGGCTTGACCGCCCCTTCTTTTTTTGCTACTCTCTTCTAGCCATGGGTTTTGACCCCTTCCCCATGTGCATTAAGTAGCCTCCAAGTTGTGATGCGTTCCCCCCGGCCCTCAGGTCTCCCCCGGCCTGAGGGTTTTTTCTAACCATGTTTAGTGTACACCACACCACGGAAGTGCCATGAGAACTGGAAGGCCCCCGGTACCAGCGGTAGACAGGTTCACCGCCAAGTATAGTATAGACCCTACAACCGGTTGTTGGGTGTGGCTAGCTAACACCAGCAAAGACGGGTATGGTAAGTTCAAGATAAAGGATAAAACTATTAGGGCACATAGGGCTTCTTACGAGCTGTTTGTGTGCGACCCTGGTAAGGCGCAAGTTTTACATAGATGCGACAACAGGCTATGCGTGAACCCAAAGCATTTGTTTTTAGGTACGCATCAGGATAATATGGATGATATGGTTAGTAAGAAAAGACAAGCTAGGCTAGACACGCATGGCCGAGCATTGCTAACTAAGGAGGACGTTAGGGCGATACATTTGCTGAATAGACAGGGCATTAGCTATGATAAGTTAGCTAAGAAGTATAGCGTGCATAAAAGCACCGTGGCGCTTATAGTACAAGGAAAGCATTGGGTAGGTATCTACAGAGAGTTCCATGTTGGTTCATGATGAGGTGCTAGATTTTATCCTACGGGACCCGGTAGCTGCGCACCAATATTTCTTTGCCCATCGCCATAGCGACCTCTCCCCTGAGTGCCATGAAGAAGTTATCCTAGATATCTACGACTTTGACAAGCCTAAGGTACTGGAGATGATGTTCAGGGGATCGGGTAAGTCTACTATACTAGAGGAAGCCTCCGTACTCTTATCCTGCCTCCAAATCATTAAGAACGGCATCATTATTGGCGAGTCTGAAACCCGCGCGGCTGAGCGGCTAACTTCCATCAAGTACGAGTTAGAGACGAATGACAAGCTCCTTGATACCTTCGGTCCCCTTCGTTCCGAGCCTTGGACTAATACGCGTGCCCTTCTTACTAACGGCTGCTATCTACAAGCCTACGGTAGAGGGCAATCCCTCCGGGGTGCCAAACACTTGGATCAACGTCCTAACTTTGCTTTCCTGGACGATATTGAGTCAGAGGAGTCTACTAATACTCCAGAGGCTATTTACAAAACCATGCGTTGGCTTACTGCCACCCTTTATCCTGCTCTTGCAAAAGAGGCTTTCGTTAGGATGGCCGCTACGCCGCTACACCCTAATGCTGCATGTGTGCAACTTGCCAAAGACCCCTCGTTCTTAGTTCATACAATCCCGGTATACTCTTATGTCAACGATACCCTTACATCCTCTTGGCCCGCTCGCTTCCCCCTCGCTCAAGCCCTACAGAAGAAGGAGGAGTACGAGCGCCTTGGCATGGCGCGTGAGTTCGCTCAAGAATACTTATGTGAGGCTGAGCATTCTGAGACGAAAGCTTTTGACGTTACCACTATCAACCTTGTTCCACTCGTCCATACGTTCGAGCCAACTGTTCTCATTGTGGACCCTGCTAGAAGTACAAAAGCTTCATCGTCTCTTACTGGCTATGTCGTCGCCTCCCTTACCAACTCCCGTATTACGGTTTGGGAGGCATTCGGGGGTACACACCGTCCTAGTGACATCATTGATACGATCTTTAGTATCTCACAAAGGTATAACCCTACTTTCATCGGAGTTGAAAGGGATGGGCTTGAGGAGTTTATATTCCAACCTTTGCGTAGTGCAATGGTTGAGCGAGGTATATTCCTACCCATCCAACCAATCAAAGCCCCCAAAAACAAGCTTGAGTTCATCCGCAGCCTTCAACCCTTCATCACTTCCGGCGACCTTGTTTCCGCCAAGCCGCTCCCACAATTAGCAACGCAGCTCCAGAATTTCCCCTCCGGCAAAATTGACGTTCTCAACGCCTTAGCCTATGTTCCTCGCATGTATCCAGGCGAGCCCATATATAAGGGGTTTGATCCCCTTCTCCATACTCTGAATAACCCCTTGGACGAGATACGTCCCTCTGCAAAGGTGATTTATGCCATCAACGCTACTTCGACCGATACTGCCGCGGTGGCAATCGCCTACCATAAATCAAGACTTGTTGTCCTTGATGACGTTGTTATTGAGGGTGCCCCCGCGTCCGCAATCCCGGAGGCCCTATCTTATATCCGGGCGCAAGTCGCTCACCCTGGTTCGCTCGTCATCCCCCGGCCTCTCCAGCTCTACGATACCCTTGGACTAAAGGCGATCTTGCGCTCTCAGGGAGAGGCCCCTTCCATGGGTGCCGATCCCGCTCGTTCTCGTGCCCTCTTGCAAACACAGATCGACACTTCTAAACTCGCGGTTGCCCAGAACGCTCTTTGGACCTTGCGCGCCTTAACTTCTGGCTATGCTTATATGCCCAATACTAAAGAGCCTAAGAAGAATTCTTATGCTACGCTCATGCAAGCAATCGAGGCAGCCCTTCCAATATTCCTTAGCCAGAACGAGGACTTAGCCGCGCACTACACAGTAGACTCAAGATCAGGGGTTAAGCATCTCACATCAAGGCCGGATAGACATGGCTGATAGTAGCATAATTTATCTTGAGGACTACATTGAACCTGAGCACCTGCTAGGTGATGAGGACATAGATGAGCAGCTTGTTAAGCTTTACGAGCGAGCGCGCAAAGCTTTTGAGGATCAGAAAGAGCGCGCTGACGATCTAGCTGACTATTGGGACATTTATAACTGTAAGATAAACGAGCATCAGTTTTACGCTGGTGACTCTAAGGTCTTTGTTCCTCTTGTTAATGCCGCGATCCAAGCAAGGAAAACTCGCTTTGTCAATCAAATCTTCCCCCAATCCAAGCGACACGTTGAAGCCATTACTACGGATGGTACGATACCTGACTCTTTGCTCAGCCTCGCAGAGCACTATATTAGCTCAACTAGACTCCGTACAGAGATTATGCCAGCGCTCTGCGTCAATGGCGACGTGGAGGGCTCTTACCACCTCAGCCTCTCTTGGCGCTCCTTTAGGCGCACTATCAAGAAACGAGTCCGTTCCCCAATAAATCCCCAGTCGGGTGCCACGCAACCTCAAGGTAAAGATGAGGCTATTGTAACCGAGGAGATTCTGGATGGACGCCCAGAGATCGAGGTATTACACGATAGCGATATTGTTATCTTCCCAGCAAGTGCAGACTCTATTGAGGACGCTCTTGAAAGGGGTGGAGGGGTCGCAATTATTAGACGCTACTCTAAGGCTGAGATTGAGAGACTTAAAGACGAGGGAGTATTCGACAAAGAAGCCGGGGAAGACCTTATAGAGTCTTTAGAGGATGTCCGGCAAAAGATACCTGAGAAGAATATAAAGAAGAAGCTTACGGAGAACTTGGGTATAAAGCTAGGTAAGGGAGAGCCGCTAGAGGTTTACGAGGTATGGACGAAACTAAAGCTCAAGGAAGAGTCTCCTGCTCCGGAGTCACAGCCTCATGGAAAGAAGGATACCAAGCCAAAAACATCTCGGAAACTTTGCCAAACTTTTATCAAGGCAGATGGTGTAGCACTTGGGTGCCGGGAAACCATTTATTGGAACAGCAAAGTCCCCATCCTTTCATGCCCAGTCGTCAAAACCGCAGGTGTATTCAAGGGTGACTCACGAGTTAAGTTCTGCGCCGACATGCAGTACAAGGCTAACGATGCTGTCAACATAGCTATGGACTCGGCTATGTACTCGCTCATGCCTATTGTCATGACCGATCCTAACGACAACCCTCGTGTAGCCTCCATGATAATGAGCATGGCAGCTATATGGGAGTGCAACCCTAACTCAACTAAAGTTATCCAGTTCCCCGATCTTTGGGAGAAAGGTTTCGCAATTGCCGCAAGCGCGAAGGATACCATTCTTCAAATACTCTCAGTCACCCCAGCGACTATTACACAGGGTGCGAGCAAAAAGAAGCCAACTCAGGCGGACATTGCCAACGAGCAGATGGTGGATATCCTTACAACGGCTGATGCTGTTACGACTTTGGAGGAAGGGATACTAACTCCCCTCCTTCAATGGTTCATTGATTTGGACTATCAGTTTAGGGACCGCGAGCTTACGATTAAGAAGTACGGCCCCCTTGGTGTTGAAGCCCAGATGGAGGAAGTTGAGCCTCTTCAAATGAACGAACGGGTAGAGTTTCGCTGGTTAGGCGTAGAGGCTGCAAGGAACGCGCAACAGATACAGCAGCAAATAGCTGCTATGAACATTCTACGCGGGGTGCCTCCACAGTTCTATGAGGGTTATACCCTCACTCTCCAGCCCGCTATTGCCCAGCTTATCGAGTCTACATTTGGCCCACGCCTCTCTAGGCAGATATTTAGGCCCTCTGCTCTTACGCAGTCTTTACCGGCTGAGCAAGAGAACCTTATGCTCATGGATGGTTTTCAGGTTCATGTCTCCCCTCTTGACAACGATCAGGAACACCTCCAGTCTCATCTCAACTTCCTCAAGACTGGCGGTCCTATTGCCGACAGCCATGCAACCTTGCGAGCACATATCCAAGAACATATGGTAAGCCTTCAGAAAAAGCAGATGGCTGCCGCACCTGGGGGCCAGCCAGGCACCCCAGGGGGCCAGCAAGGGCGAGGAATGCCAGGCCAGCCCCGGCAGGGGGCAATGCCTGGAAGGCTGCCCACGGGTACGCAATCGCCTCCTGGGGCCATTCCTGCCGATCAAATGAACCCAGCCGCGCGAGCTGCAAGACCACAGCGCGGCGGTTCAGCTTAGGAGGTAGTATGTTACGGTTAGTAACCTTAGCCCTAGTTCTTCTCTTCTCAACTTCGGTGGAAGCAAAGCACCACCATCGTCATGCCCACCATTACCATCACGTTCACCATCATGCTCATTACTTCACTCCCCCCGGACTTAACTTGGTGACTGTTCAAACTGCCGCTAACAAGCAGATCGTAGTTGCCCGCCATCTAGCTACTCGCTTCCAGTCTCTAATCGCCGATTTAACCTCTGCCGGTTATCGTCCCCGTTCTATCCATTGCTTCTCTCTTACTGGCCATGTTCGTCACTCTCTACACCATGTGGGTGCCGCTTGTGACTTTGATGGCTCTCTTAGCCGTTCCGCTTTTATGCGTTCCTCTATAGCTAACCGCATCATAGTTAAGAATCGCTTCCGCAACGGTTGTACTTTCTATAGTAGCGGGGTTAGGGACTGCGGCCATGTAGATGAAGGCTTCAACTATCATCGTCCCCATAGGAGGGCTCGCTAAATGGATGCTTCTACTATAGAACGTTTTGAAGAGAAGTCAATACCTGAGCCAAATAGCGGTTGTCATTTATGGATGGGTGCCGTGGATAAGGATGGGTATGGCCAGTTTCAACTACGAACACGAAAGACAGTAAAGGCTCACAGGTTTGCTTATGAACTTCACACAGGGGTAGCGCCAGGTAAGTTAAAAGTTTGTCATTCTTGTGATGTTACTTGTTGCGTTAACCCAAAGCATTTGTTCTTGGGCACAACTAATGACAACAATAAAGATATGGATAAGAAGGGTCGTAGTTATTATAAAGGAAAAGCGCTTATAACTCCAGTGCAAGCAAAAGAAATAAAAAAACTTTATCGTCGTCATTGTCGCACTGATAGGCTTGATGGTATAGAGTGGGCGGAAGAAGTAGCTAAACGATATGGTGTATCCAAAAGTTGTGTATGGCATATTTGGTTAGGTCATACTTGGGGGGAGGTCTAGCATGGTAAGCCTTCCACTTGAGCAGTTTATTGAATCCGAAGAGTGGGTAGGCAAAGAAGGCCGGCTTCCTGATGGCCGCTACAAGTCTACTTGGGACGCTATTGGCGGAGTTTGGAACATAGGACCAGGGCTCACTAATGGTGTTACTCGCGATACGGTAATGACCAAGGAGCAGATAGACCAGGCTTATGCAAAGGAACTAGGACCTTTTGAAGAAGGGGTGCGCAAGTATGTTAAGGTTCCTGTCACGAATAACCAGTTTACAGCTCTTGTTTCGTTCGCTTACAACGTGGGACTTTCTGACTTCCATAGCTCTACTCTTCTTCGTTTACTTAATTCTGGAGAGGCTAACGAAGTTCCCGCTCAACTAAAGCTATGGGTGCATGGCCGCGCTACGGGAAAGAAAGTAATTCCCGGCCTCGAAAACCGGCGCCGGGCTGAGTGTGAGATGTGGAACACGCCGGACGGACCCTCTATGCAGCCGCAAGATTATGTGCCACATTATGACCCAGCTTCCCCCGTACCCAAGGGTGCCGCAACTTTGGAGATGAAGATGAGTAGTCCTAGTACTATGGTAAACGTTCCGCTTAATGCCACTACCGCTATCATCAGCCAGCTCGGGCATAAAGTAGTTACTGCTACCCAAGGGGGACTTATCGCAATTATCGCCTATGTTTTTACACACTTTAATAGTGTGTGGGACTTACTTAGCTTGAACTCTTCTACTATATCCGTGTATGCTGCTACCGCTATAGTAGGTGGTATTGAGTGGTACAAGCATACATGGGTGCAGAACTCTAATGAAACAACAGCAGCTATCATAGATAGCTTGGAGGCTAAACTTAAGGAACTAGAGCATTGACGGGTGCTTTGCGGCTCCCCCGTC